GTTGGGGCCATAGGCCAACGGGTCGGTGGCCAGCGCGGCGGCTTCCATCTCGTAGCTGGTGTTGAGGATTTGCAGCGCCGTGTTCACTGCCACGCGGCTGATGTCGATATTGGCGCCCACGCTCAGGCGGCGCGCTTCGTCTTGCTCCTGGATCAGCTCGCGCGGGATCGGCACGTCAATGGCGTGCTGGTCGACCGTGTAGGTCTGCCCCTGCCAGGCAATCTTGACCTGCCTGGTGGCCGCGCCCGGCGCGCGGCGCGTGTTGTAGGCGCGCGTGGCCTCGTCGCTCATGGAGGCGAGCTGAAAGCCCCGCAGCGCCGTCGGCAGGCGCGGGAACAGCACCGGCGCCACCAGCGCCGTGGCGGCGGCCACGCCGGTGAGCATCAGGTTGCCAAGGATAGGGTTGGCCAGGCGTACGTCTTTCGGTCCCATGGTGATGGTGTCCTTTCGTGATCAGGCGGTGAAGGAGGTGACGTGGCCCAGCGCCTGGGCGTAGCTCACGGTGGGGTGCTGCCGCTGGTAAGCCTGGGCTGCGGCGTTGATCTCGTCGTCGCTTTTGCCGCGCGCGTCAAAGCCCACGCTGCCTGCGCCGCCGCCCGCCGCTTCGCCAAAGTTGATGAGCGCCGTGCGGCTGGACATGTGCCCCTGCAGCCAGGCGCACATCTGCATGGGCGTGATCTTGGTGGTGGTGCCGCCTTCGCTGAAAGACAGCGGTTGCTCGGTGGCGGCCAGCGCCTCCAGCGCGGCCACGGCGGTCTGCTTGTCTTTTGGGAGCAGGCGCCCGGCCTTAACCTCGGCCTCGGCAAAACTCACGAAGCCCGCGCGCCGCTCAAGCGCGGCTTTTTCGGCAAAGCTGGCGGCCTGCGCCTTGGCGGCCTCGGCTTGCTCGTGGGCCGCCTGAGCGTCGGCTTTCGCCTTGGCCAGTGCGTCGGCGTCGGCCTTGGCTTGGGCGCGCAGGCGCTCAAGCTCGGCCTTGTCTGCATCACTCATGGAGTGCTCCTGTGGTTGTGGCGGCTGCCCGCCGGTTTCTGAAAAGCTCAAGACTTCGGCGGCATCGCTCGCGGCAAAGCCGATGTCGCGCAGGCCGGCCACGGCAGGCGGCTGCGCGCCCAAAAAGGCCACGTGGCGCAAGTACCATTTGCCCGGCGTCGGGTTGTGCGGTGCGCCCGGCGGGTAAAAGCTGGCGCTGCGTTTTTTGAAGCGCCCGGCCTGCACCATTTGCGCGAAGGCAGGGTCGACCTGGTGCGGGTCGACGGCAAGGTTGCCCGCCTCGTTGAGGAACACGCGCTTGACCCAGCCGTAGGCCGGAAGGTTGTCCTTGGGGTGGCCCACCGTCAGCGGCGCTTCGCGCAGGGCGGCGTTGTAGGTGCCGGCCATCTCTTGCAACTGCGCCGGGGTGAACACGTGCGTGTTGCCCGCGTCGTCGCGGTGCGTGCCGGCGCGGAAAATCTCAATGCCTTGCGGCAGCAGCGCGCCGCTATCGGCTGGCGCGGCGGGGGCGGCTGGTACGGCGGCGGGAGCGGCGGGTAGCGCGGGGGAAGTCATGGCCGGTATCGTCGCGCGAGGGTGCGCTCCGGCCTAAATGACGGGAGTCAGTTATTGAGGCCACCACGCGCCCCCGCCGCGCGTGGTGCGTTGCTCAATCAAGGGCCAATTCACCCTGCCGCCTGGCGCGCTCGGCGCGCAACCAGCTTGACTCAATGCGGCGCACGTGGCGCGGGCTCAGGCGCACCAGTTTTGCCACGCGGTCGTAATCCTGCCGGTGCTCGCGCAGCAGGCCGATCACGCGCGCGGCCATGCCGTTGCGGCGCAGCTCGCTGCCGCAGTTGATGTAGGGCTGCGCGCCGGGCATGTCGGCGGCAATGCCCATCATCAGCTCCACAGCCAAGCCGGCGGCCTGCTCCAGCACGAGCGGCTCGGCGCGCGAGACAAGGGTAACGTAAAGCGAGCGTGCAATGTCGCGCCACGATTCGGGCCAGCCCGCCGTGCGCGCCTCGATGGGCGCGATCTGCTCGGCGCGAAGCTCTTGCAGATCGGGCCGCTCGGACGTCAGCAGGTCGAAATCGGCGGGTGGGGCGCAGCTCATGGCATCAGCTCTTTTCAGCGGTTGGGGCCGATGGCAATGGCGGGCGCTGCCCCCACAGCTTGAGCGCCTCGACAAGGCCGTTCAACTGCCAGTCATCACACCAGCGCACGTGATCGCACCCGGTTTGCCGTTTGACAAACGCCTGCAGGGCCGCCGGCGTGGGCGATTCCAGCTTGCCCGCGCGGCCCAGCGCGCCCCACAGCGCCCACACCTTGCGCTCAAGCGGTCGGGCCGAGCGCACATAGCCGGGGGTTTGATCGGTGCGCTGCTGGGCGGGCACACCCATGCGCAGGGCGAGCTTTTGCATGTGCTCGCGCACGCGGGCGCGCTCGCCTTGCGTGCAATCCTTGCTGCTGGTTTTGCCGGTCAGGACGCGCAGCAGCGCGCGGTAGTCGTCATCCGACAATTGCAGCTTGGCTTTAAGAGCGTGAATGGCGGCGATGTGGTTCATGGTCCGTCTCCCACGAAAAACGCGCCCAGCCCGCCGCCAACGGCAGGCCGGGCGCAAAGTAGCCAGAAGGCCACGGCTTGCATAACAGTCACGCGCGGATCCCCTGCACGCGCACGAGCGTGAAGCGGTCAAGCGGCGCGTCGATGGTTTGCGCCAGCAGCCCATCGTCTTGTGACGCGATCAGGATTTGCTGGCCCTGCCGGCCCGCCAGCGCCGGCGCTGCAAACATCTCGCCGCGCTCGCGCACATACAGGCCCCCGCTGCCTTGATGCACCCGGCGCAGGCGCCAGATGGCCGAGCGCGCGCGGTATGCGCTCCAGGCGGCCAGTGTCTTGCGCGGGTCGCTGGGCCAAATGCCATTGGCAATGCGGTGCACCTGACCACGGCTCAAACCAAGTTCGGCGGCAGCGCGGCGCATGCCGTGCTGGCGCACAAACGCCAGCAATTCGGGCGGGGGCGATTGCGGGTCGCAGGAGCGTTTCTCGAGCCCCGACACTGTCAACGTACTACCGGGGCCCATTGCGCGGCTTCTACCCCGGCCCATTTCGTCCCACGAGGCATCTGCGGGTGTGTTGATGCTCGTCATGGGCACGCCACCTCCGCATTCGCATCTTTCGTGGCTTCTTTGATCATGGCGTTGACCGCCTCTTCCACTTCCGAGTCCACGCTCTTGATGAGCGGCGCGTCGGTGTCGGCTTCGACGGTGATGCCAAGGCGCTTTAGCAACTTGGCGTCGAGCTGCTCCAGCGCGCTGGCCACGGGCTTGGGCCGGTTCTTTACGCACAGGGCGGCCTGCTCTTCGGTGAGCAGGCCCTTGTCGGCCAGATCGGCGATGCGCCGGCACAGTTCGGCGTCGTCGTCCCAGCTCATGCGGCCTTTTTGCTTTTGCAGACCGAACTTGAGCCCGTCCACAACGTAGCTGCGCGGTTTGGCAAACAGGCCATGGTTGGCGGCGATCTGCTCGGAAAGCTCCTTGTGCTGCTGCGTGATCTGGCGCGCGGCGCGGCGGATGGCGGCCATGTGGCCGTTTTTTACGGTATCAATCTCGCCCTGCAGGGTGGCGAGCAGCGCGGCCAGCTTGTCGCGCAATTGCGAGAGCTGCGAGGCGCGTTTTTGAAGGTCTTCAAGAGTCGTTGTCATAAAAAGTTTTTTGAGTTGATGCGGTACGGCACGCGCTGGCCGTTGATGATGCTGGGGCATGCGGCGTAGTCCATGGCGCCCTCGCGGGTGGGCGCATGGTCGTTGCCGGAAAGCGGCGGGGCGGCAAACACGTTGATGCGGCGCGGTGCGGCCACGCTGGGCGGGTTGGCGGCGGGCGCTATTTCTCCTTCCCCCTCTGGGGGAAGGTCGGGATGGGGGCTTGCGGCTTGCCAGCGGGTGACGCCGCAGGCTTTTACGTTGGTAACGTGCCCCTTTAGGAGCAGGTAGCTCAAGCAGCCCGAGAGCCATTTCTGCCCGCGCCCGGGCGCGAGCAGGCCTTGCACCGCCATGGCGCGCTCTATCTCACGTGTGGTGTAGGCGCTGCACGCTCTGCTGCGCAGCCAGCCCAGCACGGCGCGCCGCTCGGGCGCATGCACGGCGCCTTTGGGCGACAGTCGAAGTTGCAGGCGCTGCATTACCGCGCCTCCCGCAAGATGGCAAGGCGGCGCAGCAGAGCGCGCAAGGCGCGCTGCGGCAAGCTGGCGCGGGGGTGCGACTGGATGACGCCGGGGGCGAAGTAGTAGCGGTATCTCATGATGCTGCGCCCACCGGCCTGCGGCCGGCCCTCTCCCCGGCCCTCTCCCGCAAGCGGGCGAGGGAGATGGCGCTGACGCTGCGCGCAAATGGAAACAGCCGCAGCGCGCGCACGATGGCGCTGCAACCGCCGATGTACGTGCCGTAATGCTCGCCCCATGACCCATCGTCCATCGTGATGCGAATCCTGTACGTGCGCATGCCTCATGCCCCCGCCACGCATTGCGCGTCCACACGGGGCCAGCCGGCGGCGGCGGCGGCGTTCATGCAGCGCGCGACCAGGTTATGCACGGCAAGTGGGTAGCATGTGCTGACGGCGGCCTTGGGCTGGCCGCGCGGCACATAAATAAGGCGGGCGCGGATGGCATCGAACGCATCGGGTTCAAAGACCTGCTCCGGCCTCAAATCGAACCGTGCGAATTTGTGGCGCAGGTAGCCCTCAAGGTCACTATCGAGCGGGTGCAGCTCCACAATCTCACAGCGCTGCATCACCTCGCGCACCTCGTGGTTCTGGCTGTGCAGCAGGCCGCGCAGCTCAGGTTGAGCAATCAGCAGCACGCCCAGCACGCGGCGCAGGCCGTCTTTGAGTTCAATGAAGCGCTTGAGCTGTTTGACGGTAGCCACGGGCATGCAGTGCGCCTCATCAATCACAAGCAGGTGCCGGCGTCCGGCGCGGCAGGAGGCTTTGAGCAACTGGTACAACTGATCGAAGCGGGCCTCGGGGCTGCTTTTTATGGTCAGTTGCGGGTCGAGCGCGCGGACGATGGCCTCGGCAATGTGGACTGCGCTCATCTTCTTGCCCTTGGCATCGGTCGTTTCCATGGCCAGCGTGTAGGGCCGGACGATCAGCACATTTTTGTTTTCATCGATCATGCGCTGCTCCAGCAGCTCCAGCAACGTGGTCTTGCCGGCGCCGCTTTCGCCAATCAGGGCCATGAAGCCGTGGTTTTTCGCCGCGTCCATCATCGCCTGGCGCGCATAGCGCGCGCTGGCGGACTGGTAGACGTCGGCGACGGAACAAACGTCGTCAATGAAGGGCGAGCGTGGCAAGCCAAAGTGCTGGCACGCGGAATCGGAGATGGGGGTGTATTGCAGTAGCATGGGTGAGTCCTCCTTAAGGGTTTTTTGGGGTTCAGTGGGAATTGCCTCGGTCGTTACAGCGTCCGGGGCTTTTTCTTTTCCTCCTTCCCCCTCTGGGGGAAGGCCGGGATGGGG